AACTTGTGACTTGGTTCGCCTCGTCACTTCTTCGAAATTGAGATTTGTTCCCAAAAATGCGAAGACCGACCGTGCGATATGCATCGAACCCGACCTGAACATTTATGTTCAGCTTGGGACCGGTGCTCTGTTGCGTGACGGTTTAGCAAATTTGGGCATCTATCTAGACAGGCAGGAGCTTAACAATCAGCGCTTAGCAAGCGTTGCCTGGAAAGCCGGTCTGGTTACTCTAGATCTTTCCTCTGCAAGCGATACCATTTCACGTGGTGTTGTTTGGCATCTGCTCCCTGAGGGCTGGTGTGATCTCTTACTCTTGTCGCGGGTTGATAAAACCAGCTATGAGGGAACTGAGATTAGCCTTTCTAAGTGGAGTAGTATGGGGAATGGGTACACCTTTGAGCTTGAGACCTTGTTGTTCTCGGGGATCATCTTAGGGGCTTTTAAAGCCCACGAGGTGGAACCCTTAGACAACTGGGCCTGTTACGGGGACGATATGATCTTCCCTGAAGAGCTCGACGACACTATCAGATGCGCATTAAACTTCCTCGGATTTAGTGTGAACAGTGAGAAGACTTTTGGCAAAGGTCTATTTCACGAAAGCTGTGGTACCGACTGGTTCATGGGTCACAACGTCCGCCCTTTCTTTCTCAGAAATGGAACAGACGAAAATGATCTCCGTGAAACTGCTTGGTACACATACGCGAACTTGGCGAGACACTGGGCTCACCACCGTAATGGTGGTGATTCTTGTGATTCTCGACTACTCCCTTTCTGGCTCCGATGTTTTTCTAACGTTGTAGCCAGTCGCCGTTACCGGATCCCAAAAGGATTCGGTGATGGCGGCTTCCATTCTAACTTTGACGAGGCACGCCCTAGGCGTACCTCGCATCGTAAGTATGGGTGGGATGGGTACGACTTCAATTACTTGAGGATTGTACCCTATTCGCGCGTCGTATCCCCTCTGGGTATGTACTTTCGGGCTGTTAAGTCCGGTGGTACAGACTTCTCTCTTGGACGCGAGTCTTTGAGAGGAAGATACGAAAAGCCTATCGAGGCGGTTGGCTACTCTCCCGAGTGGCCTAACCTGGGACCCTGGACTTAGTCTAGGTTTTGACCCACTAGATAGTGGGTGGAGGTGAATTAACACTTTAGG